ACAATCCTTACAAATATGATAGTTTTGTTTATAAGGATACCGAAGAACCTATTTATCATGCAAAGGAGGTTGATATGATAAATCTTAAAAATAAATTATTCGTAATAAACGAAATAACACAAAGATAATGGGATTCCCAAAAAAAATAAAAAAAGACATTAACTTATCTCCTGAAAAAACATTATACCCAAGAAGGGTAGAATTGTTAGATAAGATTAATGAACATGGAACTTATTTACCAAAATCAATTCTACACGCCGATTTGGATAGAGGGTTTTTAGATTTTGTTAGAGATGACCTAAAGGTTGTTGTTGATGGTAAAATAATACCTGTTATTGATATTTTGGTAACATTACAGAATTGGGCTCAATTTACCGAAACATGGAAATTCCAAGATTTAGACAAAAACGCAACCCCACCATTTATAAGCGTTGTTAGAGTTCCTGAAATAAAATACGGTACTCATCCATCATTAATTTATACCATACCTAATAGAAGACATTATTATTATGCGTCGGTTCCAAGTTTTGACGGTAATAAAATGAATGTTGACGTATATAAGATTCCTCAACCAGTTCCTGTTGACATAACATATAATGTTAAAATTGTATGTAGTAGAATGAGAGAATTAAATATGTTAAATAAAAACATACTACAAAAATTTTCATCAAGACAAGCCTATACTCAAATCAAAGGACATTATATACCAATTATTTGGAATAATATAACAGATGACGCATCAGTAACTGAAATAGAAAAAAGAAAATATTATATACAAAGTTATGAGTTTACTTTAGTCGGTTTTTTAATTGACGAAGATGAATTTGAAGTATCTCCAGGCGTACAGAGAACTTTACAATTATTTGAAACAACGGCAACAGAGAAAAGAAAAGGAAAATCACAAAGGATTGATAACACATCAAGTTATCCCGTTATTTACGAATTTGTTGATGAAAATACCGAAACACAAAAAAAATTTTATGATAGAGTTAATTTAAAAATTATAACTCTAAATAATACACAAACTTTTGAAGTTTATATAAATGGAAATTATTATGGCATTAACTTAACCGAAGTTTCCGTTAACCCCGGAGACAATGTTAATTTTATAATAACTAAAGAGTTTACCGATTTAACCTCACAAATTGATTGTGTGGCTATCATAGTTTAACTTTCCCCGTAAATATCTTTCTTATCCTTACATTTTTCCATGATTAAATTTTCCAAAAATTTGTAAATTTTAATCCCTTTCTTATCACAATACTTCTTCAGTACTTCGTGAGATTCTACGGAAATCTTAAGGTTTTTTATTTTTTTCTTATCGTCCATAATATATGAGGCAGAAAAAAGGTAGAAAATAATCTGCCATAATATAAATATCTTTTGTAAAGTAAAGTTTTTTCGCGAAAAAAGAAATATTTATTAGAAAATAAATCAAACAAAAGAAAATTAAAGAATAATGGCAACAAACAGCAAAGTATTCGTATCACCTGGGGTGTATACATCCGAAAGGGATTTAAGTTTCGTCGCTCAAAGTGTTGGTGTAACGACTTTGGGTATTGTTGGTGAGACTTTAAGAGGTCCTGCCTTCGAGCCCGTTTTTGTAACTAACTATAATGAGTTTCAAACTTATTTTGGAGGAACAACTCCAGAAAAATTTGTGAACACACAAATTCCGAAGTATGAAGCCGCTTATATAGCGAAATCATATCTTCAACAATCAAATCAATTATTTGTAACAAGAGTACTTGGATTATCAGGTTATGATGCGGGTCCTTCTTGGTCAATTAAAACAATTGCAAACGTAGACGTTGACACTGTAGGTTTCGTTCAATCTTGTTCGGGAACTCCTATATATAGTCCGGCACCTGCTTGTGTGATAGTGTGTGACCCACCAATTCCAGTAGCATTTAGTGTTGACTTTAGTGGTACTGCAGGGCAAGATGGTTCAATAGTACTTACAAATTGGGTAGGAGGTAGTGAAATCCAAGTTAAATTGGACGATACCTACACTAAATTTAATGGTAGTACTTCAACATTAAGAGAAGATATTAACGCAGAGTTGTTAACTGTTTTTGGTAGTCCCGCAAAAAGCGCATCAACTATTAGTTACTTTGGTACAATATGGGAAACTGAATATTTAATGTTAGCCCCTGTGTATACTTCATCAACCAATGTTTTTTCAGTTCAGAATGTTTGTTCAACAAACGCTATATTAAGTTCTCGTTTAAACGACTCATGGTACTATTCATTATTTGATAATTTTAGTGGTAATAGTTATTCAGGTTTTTCATTCTTTAGTGTTGTTAATACTTTAGTAATGTTACCTAAAGCAACAACAACTACAACAACCGCACCTACAACTACAACAACTACATTTAACCCATGTAACCCTGGTGGTGGAGGTGGAGGTGGTGTAACTACAACTACAACTACAGAACCAGATTCATTCTCAGGTACTGTAACAGGTTTAATCTACTATTTTACTGGTGATTCTTACGTGAATTATAACAATTTAATAGTTGCAACGATGAGGTCTAGAGGTATCTCTAACTTTAATACAACTCAACATGGTCCATTATATGAAGTAACTGAATTATCTAACGTAGCTTTAGATTTCTCAGGAAGTTATATGGCGGTAGAAAAAAATCCATATGCACCTTTTGGTATTAATGTTACAGGTGATACTGGTACTGTTTACTCGTTTCAAGCATCTATGAATCCTAATATTGTTAGTTATTTACCAAAAGTATTAGGTACTGAAAATTTCTCTAAACCAAAAACTGAAGTTCCTTTATTTGTTGAATCAAGATTTGACAGTATGGTAAGTTGGGCTTATAGGAAAGGTTTTATTAGAGGTTTAAGACAAGATTTAACATCATTTGATAGTGCTAGAAGTAATTTACCAACAAATCATGGTTATTACAATGAACAATATAAATCGCCAGAAAGCCCTTGGGTTGTTTCTGAATTGAGAGGTAGTGTTGTTTATAATCTATTTAAAGTTATATCTGTATCGGATGGTAATAGTGCTAATAGACAAATTAAAGTTTCTTTTATAAACATGTCATTCGATAATAATAATTTTGATGTATTAGTTCGTGATTTTTATGATTCAGATGAATCACCTGTTGTTTTAGAGAAATTTACTAATTGTTCTATGGATGCAAATCTTAATAGTTTTATCGCTAAAAAAATTGGTACTTCTAACGGTGATTTTACATTGAATTCTAAATTTATTATGTTAGAAATGAATGAAGATGCACCTATGGATGCATTACCATGTGGATTTGAAGGTTATAAATACCAAGTTTTTGGTACTGATAAATCTCCATTCCCTGTATATAAAACAAGATATACATATCCTGGTGAACAAGTGTTTAATCCACCGTTTGGTTATTCTGACGGTACTGAAGATGCGTCATATAGTAGCGGAGATAATGTTAGAAGAACTTACTTAGGTTTATCTACTAATGTTGATTCTGAATACGATGCGGATTTCTTTGATTATATTGGTAAAATAAATACTGGTTCAATTGAAAACCCAACATTGAATGATTGGAATTATATGACAAAAGGTTTCCATATGGACTCGGGAGCGACCTCAATAATAATTTCAAGTCAATACACAACTTCAGGTATGTCAGCGTTTGCTGCAGGTGCTGCTGACTTTAGATTTGACCCAATTGACGAGAATAACCCTTACTATAGAATTTACGCAAGAAAATTCACTATAATGGTAGCTGGTGGTTTTGACGGATGGGACATATATAGAGAATCAAGAACAAATACTGATAAATACATTCTTGGTAAATCAGGTTATTTAGGTGGAGCGGCTCCAGACGCTAGATATCCATCTGCAAGTGGTGTTGGTTTGTTTAAAAGAATACAAATTGAAGACAATACTGTAGATTGGGCAAATACTGATTACTACGCTTACTTATTAGGACAAAGAACATTCTCACATCCTGAATCTACTAATATTAATGTGTTTGTAACCCCAGGTATTGACTACGTTAATAACTTAGGATTGGTTAATCAAGCAATTAATTTAGTTGAAATAAATAGAGCTGACTCTTTGTATATCACAACAACACCTGATTTTGAGATGTTCGTACCTAATACTATGAGTCCAATGGATTTCCATTATCCTACAGATGCAGTTGATTTGTTAGCTGAATCAGGAATAGATTCTAACTATACGGCAACTTACTATCCTTGGGTATTGACAAGAGATAATGTTAATAACACTCAGATTTACATTCCAGCAACTGCTGAAGTTTGTAGAAACTTAGCGTTAACAGATAACATCGCTTTCCCTTGGTTCGCATCAGCGGGTTACACAAGAGGTCTTGTAAACGCAATTAAAGCTAGACGTAAGTTAACACAAGAAGATAGAGATACTCTATACATTGGTAGAATCAACCCAATCGCAACGTTCTCAGATGTAGGTACGGTAATTTGGGGTAACAAAACTCTACAAGTTGCAGAAAGTGCTCTTAATAGAATCAACGTAAGAAGATTATTATTACAAGCTCGTAAATTAATATCTGCAGTTGCTGTTAGATTGTTGTTTGAACAGAATGACCAAAAAGTAAGACAAGATTTCTTAGACGCAGTTAATCCTATCTTAGATGCTATCAGAAGAGATAGAGGTCTATACGATTTCCGTGTAACAGTTTCTAATTCTATTGAAGATTTTGATAAAAATCAGTTGGTAGGTAAGATTTATGTTAAACCTACTAAATCTTTAGAATTTATTGATATTGAATTCTTGATTACACCAACAGGTGCTTCATTTGAAGATATCTAATATTTATAATGGATGGGGAATAAAATCCCCATCCTTTTTTGCCTATTATGAAAAAAAAACTGAGAGAAGGGATTACAAGTGAGGGGACACCTGATTTAAAGTATTATGCATTTGATTGGGATGATAATATAGTCACAATGCCGACAAAAATAATACTTAAAAATGAAGAAGGTGATGATGTTGGGATGTCTACTGAAGATTTTGCTAAATACAGAAGTAGATTAGGAAAAGAAAATTTTAATTATAAAGGGGACGTTATTGTTGGTTATGGTGAGAATCCTTTTAGGAATTTTAGAACCGAGGGTGATAAATTATTTATAATTGATTCCATGTTAGCAAAACCAGGCCCTGCTTGGGGTGATTTTATGGAAGCGATTAATAACGGGTCTATATTTTCAATAATCACTGCGAGGGGTCATAATCCAAATACAATTAAAGAAGCGGTTTATAATTATATTATTTCAGGTTTCAACGGGTTGGATAAAACTGAGTTGATTAAAAACCTAAAAAAATATAGGGAGTTTACAGACCAAGATAACTTAAAAGATATTGAACTAATTAGAGATTATCTTAATTTATGTAAATTTTACCCTGTTTCTTTTGGTGAAGGTGCCGAATCTAATCCTGAAGAAGCAAAAATAAAAGCTTTAGAAGAATTTGTTAATTATATTAAGGAATTATCACATGAACTAAATAAAAAGGCTTACTTAAAAAATAATGTGAAAAATTTCTTTTTACCTACTGTAGGATTTTCTGATGATGATATTAAAAATGTTGAAGCAATTAAATCACATTTTAATAATAAAGAAGATAATATAGTTAAAACATATTCAACACAAGGAGGAATTAAAAAAGAATATTAATTAATAACTGGATACTGGATTCTATATAAGAATAAAAAATAAAAAAAACAAAGTAAATACAAATATTTTTTAAAACGAAGTATTTATAATAAAATAAAACAAAAAAATTAAAATTGTAATATTATGGCTGATTTACTCATGAAGATGCCGGTTCCATACGAACCAAAAAGGCAGAATAGGTTTATCTTAAGATTTCCATCTAATTTGGGAATCAACGAATGGTTTGTTGAATCTGCGGCTAGACCACACATTAAAATTAACTCTACTGAAATTCAGTTCTTAAATACATCTACTTACGTAGCAGGTAGATTTACTTGGGACCCAATTACAGTTAAGTTTAGAGACCCAATTGGACCTTCAGCGTCTCAAGCTCTTATGGAGTGGGTTCGTTTATGTGCTGAATCAGTTACAGGACGTATGGGTTACGCAGCGGGTTACAAGAAAAATGTTGATTTGGACATGTTAGACCCAACAGGTGTTGTGGTTGAAAAATGGATTCTTCAAGATACATTCTTAACCGATGTTAACTTTGATTCTTTGAGTTATTCTCAAGATGCGTTAGCAACTATCACAGCATCACTTAGAATGGATAGATGTATATTGGTTTATTGATTTTTTATTACTAAAATATATTAATATATTCTATTGATAAAAAAAATATAATCCCTATATTTAACCGTAGAGACAATAAACTCTTTACGGTTAAATTTTTTTTTATATGGATGCAACACAACAATATGCTCAACAGAATTTCTCATTACCACACGATGTCGTAAAATTACCATCAGGTGGAGTATTTTATAAATCAAAGAAAAAGGTTATCAAAGTAGGGTATCTTACTGCTGCTGATGAAAATCTATTGATGGCGGGAGGAACTATTGGAAACGATAGCGTTATTATGACACTCCTTCGTAGTAAAATATATGAATCTGATATTAAACCTGAGGAGTTACTACAAAGTGATATCCAAGCGATTCTAATCTTCTTAAGAAACACTGCTTTCGGAACTGACTATGAGTTTTCAATTGAAGACCCCGAAACAGGTAAAATATTTAATTCCATTATATCTTTGGAGGAATTATTTTTAAAACAAACTGATGTTAAACCAAGTGAAGATGGTTCTTTATTAGCAACATTACCTAAATCAGGTATTTCTGTTAAAGTGAAACCTTTATCTTTTGGTGAATTAAATGAGTTGGATAAAATGGCGGAATCATATCCACAAGGAAGAGTAGTTCCAAAACAAACTTGGAAATTACAACGAATGATTGTTGAAATGGATGGTAATTCAGACAAATCATATATTGTTCAAAATATTGAAACATTACCTATTTCAGATGCCAAATTTATTAGAAAATTTGTTGATGACAATGAGCCAGGATTAGACCTAAACAAAAAAATTATAGCCCCATCAGGAAAAGAGATATCTGTCAATATATCTTTTGGGGCGGAGTTCTTTCGGCCTTTCTTCTAATTACCGAGAATCACAATCTAGAGAATACTATATCTGCACTAAACACTTAAACGTGTCTTATGCAGATTTTTGTGTTATGCCTATCTTTCTACGAAAATTCATAATTAATGAATTAGTTACGGAAAACTCTCCACCACAAAATAAATAACTAAATATTTATGTTAAATGTAATTTATTATGCTTGAAGGAAAAAAAACAGATACTACTTCATCAGAAGTAAAAGAAGCTCTACCAATATTTGGTCCCTTTGATTTAAGTAAAATTGTTGATGGATTAAATCCTGTGAATGCTGCGTTTAGGATTTTTAATAGTAATGTTAATGTACTTAGTGAATCATTTCAAACAACGTTAGTAAATTCTATTAATACAATGGAAACTGCGGTTACCAGCTTAGCAATGAAGTTTGGCGGTAATCGGGAAATGGTTGGTGAAATTGAAAAGAGTCTTAGTTTAGCGAGAAGTAGTGTTGTATCATTAGGTGGTACATTAGACGATGTTGTAAATATTCAAGCAGGTGTAATTAAAGGATTACAAACCCAAACAATTTTAGATAAAGAATCTTATGGTGATTTATATGCCATTGGTAATTTAATTAATGACGGTACCAAAACCACTGCAGAATCAACAGCAAGTTTAGTAAAACAATTTTCAGATGCTGGATATGGTTTATATAATATTAGCAAAGAAATGGGTACTATTATTTCTAACGCTAGAGAAATTGGTGTTGCTACATCTGCAGTTTATAAACAACTTAGTGATAACATTGGTGTTGTTTCTTTATATAACTTTGAAAATGGTGTACAAGGTATGGCCAAAATGGCAACCGAAGCCGCTGGATTAAGACTTAATATGGCGGATGTTTTAAAGGTTGCTGATAAAGTTTTTAA